ATACTCTGTATTCAAAACCTCCTTTAAGTGTTCGCACTTAATAAGTAGAATATATAGAATACTCTTAGGTGAAGAGGATATACCAACCTCAGAAAAGAGTATATTTTTTAATAACAAATCATACACCGATAAGGTAATGAATAAGTCTATCGATGATATGATTAAAGATGGAAATAGATGATAGGAAATATAGTAGGAAGTTTATTCAGCAAAGTAGTAGATAATGCAGAAGGAATACTTGACAAAGTTATTACGACAGACAAAGAAAGAGATGAAGCTAAGCTTGCTCTTAGGAGACTATTACTCGACGCTGAAACAGAAGCCTTCAAACAAGAAGTCGAAGACAGAAAGAGCGCTAGAAATATGTATAAAGACGATGCGTTCATTCAAAAAGTACTTGCGACGTTATTCACAGCAGCGTACTTTGGATTAAGTTTTATGATGTTTAGAGTCTTCGTAATGGGGGATATGGATTTAGGGGAATTTGAGATAAGTTTTATCTCAACAATATTTGGCGCAATGAGTGCAAAAGTTAATACGGTTGTCGATTTCTTTTTCGGCGGATCGTCTAAAAAGAATCAAGAACAAAATAAATAATAAATAAAATGGGAATAAATTCAACAGGAGCATCTTATGACTTCGGACAACTAGGTAGTGCTCACATGCATAATGACCATGGTCAAACACTTACTCCTCCAGATGGGATGGTAATTGTAGCTATAACAATGATTGGTGCAACTACATTTGATGAGTTGAAAGTTGACACATCTAAAAATTCAATAGTTTATAGTGGTACTGAAAGTAACAATGCTTATTTTGGTATTACTAATGGTAATACCGGTGGTAACAGTGAAGTTGTAGATTCTACCGTTAGTTTTGCTGCTGGCATGACTATATACGGGAGGTGGACAGAGGTATCTATGGCGGCTGATGATGAAGATGGTGGTATAATAGCTTATTTCGGATTTTAATGGCACTAGGTAATAATATGAGTATGGGTCAATCTAGAGGTAAGAACAAACCTATACTAGTAAAAAGACGTAAAGAGGTTATAATTGCAAAAGATTACACAGAGATTCAAGCTTCAGCTGTGCAGGGTAGTTTTGCTTGTTCACAAACCACTCTTAATGTAACTTATTATCATGATGGTTCTCATGTTAGTGGTTTACCACTCACTGCGGGTGATAAACTTTACACGATAAAACGAGCTAATTCAAAATTTTATCCTGCAGATGGACATATTAAAGTAGGTCCTGATAGGGGAAGATATAGCAACATACAAGTTCAAGATGGAGCAGTGCGTGCTCCTGGAGCGACAACTTGTCCTTAAAATAAAATATAATAACATGGCATATAGAGATAATTTAACAGATTGGGGATTTGGACAATATGGTTCTACATATTTAAATGGAGATGGAGCAAGGTTGCAATTAAATGGCAGTACAGCTAAGTATTATATTTGCGCTATAACAATGACCCAAGATACTACATTTCAACATTTATTAGTATTGGATGGCGGTGTTGGAATGGGTGTTATCAATAACACGTCATGTGTTGCAACTGATGGTCCATATCCTCTAGATACAGATTGGCATGGTTATACAACACTTGAAACAACTAACGAAGCTAGTGAAGATAGTGATCAAGTAACAACATCTCATGTTTTTCCAAGAGGTATAACGATGTACGGATTTTGGAATTTTGTAGAGTTAAATTCTGGAGCCTGTATAGTTTATGTAGCTCCTAAGTAATGGCGTTAGGTTTAGTTGGAGGTTTAGCGTGGGGTGGAGATTCAGTATCATTTGGAGAACCACCACAAGATAATTTAGTCGGACATTGGGATTTTTCTGATGTAACACAAATGTATGAAGAAAGAACTTCTTATACAACACAAGTTTCTTCAGATGGAGATCCTATAGGTAGATGTAAAAATAAAGCACCCGCTACAGCTCTTATGTTAGGTTCTTTTGTTAGAGCTGTGGGTGATTCTAATAGACCACTATTTTATACTGGGGGAGCAAACGGAAATACTTATGCCAAGTTTGATAACTCATCGAATACCCAAGGATTAGTATGTAGATCTACTGGTTCATCTTATGGAGCTCTTGCTACAGACCAATTAAGTGGTACTGTGTTAAAAGCTGAAGACTTAAGTATATTTATAGTTGGAGAACCACTTGATGATGATAATGATGGAACATTAGAAAATGTATTCTCATACTTTGGGTATTATAATGATCCATCTGGATTTAGCGATAGTGATACTGTAGCGTTTACTTTTCAAAGAGAAGATGATGAAGATATGCGTGCAGTATGGAATATAGGTGGTGGTGCTGTTAGTCCAAATAATGTGACTGCAGCGGAAGCTGATAACCACTGGAACTCCGGTGATGTTAGTGTTATAAACGTACAGACATCTACAGATGTTGGTGGAAGTTATGTGTATACTAATAACTTACCTGACGTTGGACAAAGTGTGTTCCATCCTGGTTCTGGAAGTTTCGCTCAAAATAACTGGTGTGATCTTGCTCCAACTTCCTACGATGATAGTTTAATAGCTTCCATTGGAGTTGGTGGTCGAGTGAATGCTAGCGGAGTAATAGACTCTAATAGTTTTGAAGGTAAAATATATGAAATACTAGTTTACAAAGAAGCTCTTGGAGCAATAGATAGGGTGCTATTGACGTATTATTTAGGGTATAAGTACGGAGCAAATATAACTACATAAATAATTAATAATTAAATAAAATTAAATAAAATGGCAAAAACAAAAGAAAAGGAGGTTGAATTAAAACCTAGAGTAGAAAAAATATCAGGAGAGCATTTACAAGAATTACAACAAGTTGTAAATAGAATAAATGGAACTCAATTCAATATAGGTAAAATAGAATTACAAAAACATACTCTCTTGCATGATTTAGCTATAGCTCAAGATAAAGTAACTATGCTACAGGATAAACTTATGAAGGAATATGGTAGTTACGATGTTAACTTGAGTGATGGTAGTATTAATTGGCCTGAGAATACACCTGGAATAGAAAAACCTAAAGGTAATGAAAAATAATATAATTAGAAAAATTACTATAGGTAAAGATTATAAAAATGACTCCATGCACTACGCTGTTGAACAGGAAGTGTATGGAGGTCATAAGATCTGTGATATAATAGAGGAGGAAGATAAATACTCTATCTATATTAGAAAAAAAGATATAGTTATACCTTGGAAGGATTTTAATAAAAACATGGCTATATCAGTTGAGTATAATTTAGAATACTAATGAAAGCTTATAAAGATTTTATCATTTCACCTATTGGTGATAGATATAATAATTCTAAAAAAATTAATGATAAAGAACTTATAATTAATACCGAGGTATATAATCACCACTTTGTAAATAGGAAAGCAAAGATAATCGCTACTCCATTATTATTCTCATCACCTATTAACGTGGGTGATGAAGTAATAGTACATCATAATGTCTTTAGAAGATGGCATGATGTGAAGGGTAGAGAAAGGAATAGTAGATCTTACTTGGAAGATGGTAAATATATTATTTCAGAGGATCAAATATATCTATACAAACAAGGTATATGGAAAGCAACACCGGGGAATAGTTTTATAAAACCAATTAAATCTACGAATAAATTTAATATGGAAAACGAAAGATTATTAGTTGGTATTATTAAATACTCAGATGGATCTTTCAAAGAAGGGGAATTGGTTGGATTTGTTCCTAAAAAACAATGTGAAGATTTTATTGATGGTGAGAGGTTATATAGAATTATGAATCAATTTATTACAATTAAATATGAATATCAAGGAAACGAAGAAGAATATAATCCAAGCTGGGCACAAAGCAGTTGAAGAACTAATTAAAGTTGCTAGAGAAGAAATAGTTGATTCAGATGAAGATATATCAGCAGACAGATTAAAGAATGCTGCCGCTACTAAAAAACTAGCTATATTCGACGCTTTTGAGATATTAAACAGAATCCATGAGGAAGAAAATATGTTGGAGGGAAAACCGATAGAAGAAGAGAAGAAAAACGTTTTTAAAGGATTCGCAGAAGGAAGATCTAAATAATGTACGAACAAACATTATATAAGGTTGTAGAACCAGTAAAGTCAAACACTTTAAAAAGATTGAATAAATCTAAAAAGTGGAAATATGGCTATAATAAAGAAAACGATATTGTAGTTATATCTAAAACTGGAATGATAGGTGAGATACTTGAAATTCAAGGTTTTAAAATAGCATTACCAAAAGAACCAAAAGAAGTTTATTCTTGTAGTAAAAATAAATCAGAGCAGAAATGGAGACAGTTCCCTGCTAACCCTGATTTCAAAAGAATAAAAACAGTATTTGACTGGCAAGGATATCCAGATGATTTTAAAGAAAAACATTATGGATATATAGACGAGGAGTTTAAAAGAAGAGAAGAAGGATTTTGGTTTATGAATAATGGTAAACCAACATATTTAACCGGTACACATTACATGTATCTACAATGGAGTAAAATTGATGTTGGAGCTCCTGATTTTAGAGAAGCTAATAGATTGTTCTTTATATTCTGGGAGGCTTGTAAAGCTGATAAAAGATGTTATGGAATGTGTTATTTAAAAAATAGACGTTCTGGTTTTTCATTTATGAGTTCAGCTGAAACCGTTAATTTAGCTACATTAGCGAGTGATAGTAGATTTGGTATACTATCTAAAACTGGTGCTGATGCGAAAAAGATGTTCACAGATAAGGTGGTGCCAATTAGTTTAAACTATCCATTCTTCTTCAAACCAATAC